TGGGTTTGTTCCGTTATTAATGTGAGCAATACCGCTAAAACTTGAAGTTGGAGCAAAACAAATTGATTCCGCGTAAAGCGTAGATTCTGTCGCGCTATACCAAGGACTCAGCGTATTCACACTCGCTATATCGGCTGCACGGGTGACGGCGGTGGAGGTGGTGGGGATGTAGCTGGTGGCAAAGGCTCCGGCTTCGAGTTGAGCGCCCCAGATGTATATGCCGCTGGTGCCGTCGCCGGTGTAGGAAGCGTTTCGCAACTGGATATAAAACCGACCATTTCCTGTTGAATCGCAAGAAGCAGAAATTGTGCAACGATACCATCCGTTACCAACAGTTGTAATTGTTGCTGTGCAGTCTGATGGTGTTGCAACAGCCGTAGACAAATTAAAATCACAAACAGGACTTCCAACAAACCTAGAACCATCAAAAGACAGACGAACAGAAGTTTCTCCTGCTGCTTTAATAAACACAGAACCTGTATATGATGTTCCAGTAGTCAGAGCAATTAGCCCAGAATACACTTGTTTGATAGAAGCTCCTGCGTCACCAACTAACGTGTCTGCTGTTTGAATCCCGTCTGGAGAAACATTAGAATTTGACGCAATGGTTGTATTAAATTTAACCCAAAACGCATCCGCAAAGTCTTCGCTGTACGTCAGCAAATTCGTCCTCGCCTCCTCAATCAGCAGCCCCTGAGCCGCCAGCGTGGAGGGGTCGTAGTCGAAGCGGGGCTGATCGGTCGTGGCCGTCTGGAGCGTGCCCGTGGCATCGAAGTACGTCGCAGAGGATGCTCGGGTGAAGGTGATGATGTCGCTGAAATTGCGGTCAATCAAAGGCATTTGATTTACTCCGACTGGTATTCTTGAGAAATGAAATTCAGATTCAAAGAAGCATCAAGCGGAGCGTATGCGTAGATCAAATACTTTTGATCTGTGAAATTCAAATCCAGTGATTTTTCTCCGACATAATTAATCGGAAAATCACCCTGGGCACCTTCACTGGTGCCAAGCCCGCCAACCTTCAGGCCAAACATGATCAGGCCCCGATGACTGCTAGCTTCTGGCCACGAGACACGCCGAAGTATTCGGCCACGTTGGCCGAAATCTTCATCGAGCTTGTCGTGGCTGTCGGGTTGCTGCCGTAGGCAACAGCCGCAGGCGCGTCGCTGATGATGCGCACGAACCGAGTGGTTTCGGCAAACGCCGTGCTCTGGACGCTGCTAGTCGTGAACGTCACCACCTGCGTTGTTCCAGGCAGGCGGGCGATCTGAGGAACCCCGCCAATGTCGTTGGCGTTTTCCATGTAGGTGAATTCAGTGATGTGAAGTTTTGCCATGATGGACCCTTATGCGTTGGCAAGCGTGGTGACGGTGCCCGAGCTGCCCTTGTACTTGAGCGCACCGGATTCGACGTAGATGATGCCGCCACCGCTCGGCGTGGCAGGCTCAACGCCGTTGGCGATGAATTGCAGCGGCGCGGTGGCGCTGAACATCACCTGATCAATCGACAGGATCACGCTCGGCGTGGCTGGCCTGGTTGGCGATGTTCCCGAGTCGGTGTGCTGGATGCTGACATCGGTTGAATCAGCCGACCACATCATCTGCACGTAGTCACCAGCAGCCGCCGTGCCCACAAGCGTATTGGTGGCTACGGTCGATCCGTCGGTGCCTCCATGAGCGCCGTGGATGTCGTATACCGAGGTGCTGTTGGGGTAATCGCTGCCGTTTTTGCGCAGCCAGACCCGGGCCGTGTGGACCGTGTTGTTTTCGCTGTTGTGGATCTGGAGGCTGTACGTGAACGAATAAGTCCCGGCCTGGGCAAATGTGATCTTGTTGCCGTCTACGATGCTGATGTTCCGAGCTTCGTAGGTGCCGCCGATGGCAATCGGATAAGCCGTCGTCACCGACGCCAGCGTCTGATCGGTGCCGTCGTAGAACGCACCGTAGTTGCCCAATGCGCCCCCAGGCCCCTGGGGTCCTTGCGTCACAACCTCCACAACGTCTGTCATCGCGTCACCTCAGCAGAAATCGACACCGTGCCGCGCACCAGTCGGTAAACCGTCCCGCCTGCGGTCGTCACCTCAAGATCGTACTTGCCAAAAGTCCAATCGAATGCGGTTGACTGCGCAGCCGTGATCGTAACCGTAATCTCGCCCAATGCCTCGGCAATGCTCAGGCGTGCGTTGGCGGTGCTCATCTCCCAAAGCACCTCGTCGGACGACGCCACTTGACGGATCTGCATCACCGCCGTGGCCCCTGTGAGATTGACCGGCACACCGGCACTCAGCCAGCGGAAGGTGCGAACAAACGTCGCGCCTTGCTCGACGGTGATGTTGTGAATTGCTGCGGTCATTGCGCTTGCACCTCCAGCGTGCGCTCACCGATGGCGGCCTGTATCTGTTCTTGCCGCTCTTGCTCAAGGCCGGCGAACTGGACGCTGACGATGCGGCGCTGCTGCTCGGTCACGACCTCGGTGGGCATGTTGGTCGCCTGCATGTCGGCGAGGATTGTCATCTCGGCAGCCACGTCGGCCATGTTGTAGTCACGCGACCAGTAGATGTCGGGCACCTGGGTCAGCCCCAGCCACTGCCGCGAAAGTTCCCAGGCCCTGCGCTCTAGGTCTTCCATGCGTGACGCGAAGTAGGCCAGCGCACCGTTGAGCGCCTGAAAGCGCATCTGCAAAGCCAGCCCGGACTCGCGCTGCGATGATCCGCCGACCACCAAGCCAAGATCGTTGATCTGATCACGCAAAGCGGCGATGCGCTCCATGTAGATCTTCGCCGGCCCATCAGGTGGTGCGATGAAGGCCGGCGTGCTGCCCGAGTGCACCATCAGGTTTGATGCCCCGATGGTCTCGCCAACAACCTGCGCGGCCTGGATCTTTTGTGCATCGGTTGAGTTTTCCGACACCTGCATGGTGAGCAGTGAAAACGTCTGACTGCGCAGGATCTCATCGAGTTCGCTGTCGAGATTGAACAGCCGGCGCGAAATATCGGCAATCGGTGCGAACGGTCCGAAGTGCGGAAAATCCCCGCCCTCGGTGAAGATAAGCACTGGGCACTCGCTCAGGTTATGCTCACCTTGAGCCAGCGGCACGCGGGAATTGTCATACGCCGCCCAGCCCTCGCGGTCAAAGCGCCAAGTGCAATCGATGCGTTTATCGCCTTGTGTGAAGTTGCCCGAGAACTCCACGTAGACGAATTTGCCGTCATCACCGATCTGGTAGTCGGTGACAAGCTCGGGCAGGATTCCCGTCCAGTACGGTGCGACGCGGCGCTGTAGCTGATCCTGGAGCGACCCCGCCAGCGCGGCGGGCATGTCCACGAGCAGCAGCATGCTGCCTCGCGCCTTGGCGTGGCGTGCGAACTGCTGCCAGAAGACGTCGATGCTGTTGCCCTTGCCGTCGATGTCGTCGGCCATCGTGGCATACAGCGGATTGTTGATGTCGCGGATTACTTGCCTGGTTGATAGGTAACCCACAAACCGGCTGCACACCTGCGCCAGCGGTGAGGCATACCACGCAATCTCGTTGCGCCGTGCGTATTTGCTTTCTGATTCTCGCGGGTACTGAATCAGATAGCTGGACGACACAGCAATCGGTCGGCCTTGGCTGTCATAGGTGACCAATGGCCTGAATGGGCCTGATCCATCAAGCGCATGGCCGATAAACTTAAAACGATGAATGTCTAGGTTTGCCATATGCTGTGCTATATTGGTTGCCCATCTTTTCTTTTTGGAGTATTACCTTATGAGCATTGCGGAACTTATCGCCCAGAAAGCAGAACTTGAGCAACAGATCGCACAACGACAGCGCGAGGAGCGATCCGAGGCAATCAAGCAGGTCTTGGCGATCATGTCTCAGCACGGCCTGACTGCGCAAGACCTGGGCGGCGGCAAAGTTGTACGCATCGATACTCCTAAAAAGCGCGTGGCCATCAAGTACCGTGATGACGCGGGGCACACCTGGACGGGCCGAGGCATCAAGCCCCGCTGGTTGTCCGATGCACTGGCTGGCGGCAAGTCAATGGATGATTTCCTCGTGGCTGCCTGAGTGCTATCATAAACCCTAGCGAGATCAACACACATGAACATCGAAGACCTGAAAGAAGCCATTGGCGACGAGAAATTTTCGGCGCTGAAGACTTACGTTGATGATCTTGTCGGCCAGCGTGACGCTGCGCGGCAGGAATCCATCAGCGGTCGCAAGGGTCTGCGCGAGAAGCTGGCGACGTTGGAGTCGGCGCAATCGACTCTGATGGAGCGGTTGGGCATCGACTCCTTGGAAGACCTGGACAGCCTGCCGGACGCCAAAGGCGCAGCCGAGGCGGCGAGGCAGTATGAAGCCAAGGTCAAGCGGCTGGAGCGTGAACTACAAGCAGCCGCAGCCCAGCGCGACGAGATTGGCGGCAAGTACCGCAGCAGCTTGCAAAAGGCTGCGATTGCTGAGGCGCTGTCTGGTCACGAGTTCATTGCGCGTGATATCGTAGAGACCTATGTAAGCAACCGGCTTGCATGGGAAGGTGACGATCTGTTGTACAAGAGTGACGACGGGCGTCTGCTTCCGGTGAAGGACGGCGTGGCAGCGATTGCAAAATCGCGGCCCGAGCTACTGAAGGCAACCGGCACGGGAGGTGCTGGTGTTCGTGCATCCAACGCGGGCGGCGGTGGAGCGAAAACCATGACCCGGGCCGAGTTCGAGGCGATGTCACCGCAAGCCAAGGTGGACGCAGCGAAATCGGGCGTACAACTTGTCTGATTTTGGAGTCTTATCATGGGTGCAACCCTCACCAACCTGATCCCTACCCTTTACAGCAACCTGGACGTTGTTAGCCGCGAACTCGTCGGCATGATCCCGTCCGTGACGCTTGACGCTCAGTCGTCTCGCGCTGCGGTCAACCAGTCGGTGCGCTCGTTCGTCGCTCCGGCCTCGTCTGCTGGCGACATCACCCCGGGCGTCACCCCGCCCAACGACGGCGACCAGACCATCGGTGATCAAGAGATCAAGATCACCAAGGCCCGCCGGGTTCCGATCCGCTGGACTGGTGAGGAGGAGCGTGGTTCTGGCCCTGCCGCCTCGGCAATCCAAGGCGCTCAGATCCAGCAGGCCATCCGCACGCTGTGCAATGAGATCGAGGCCGATCTGGCCGCGACCTACATCGCCGCCTCGCGTGCTGCTGGTGCTGCCACCACGACGCCGTTTGGCACCGCTGGTGACTACACCGGCGCGTCGCTTACCCGCAAAATCCTGGCCGACAACGGCGCTCCCCTGAGCGACATGCAGCTGGTGTTGGACACCGCAGCGGGTGCCAACCTGCGCGGCAAGCAGGCGTCTAGCTCGCAAGAGTTCGGTGACTCGATGCTGCGTCAGGGCGTGCTGCTGGACGTCAACGGCATGATGGTCCGCGAATCTGCGCAGATCAAGACCCACACCAAGGGTACGGCGTCTGGCGCGACCACCAACACCGCTGGCTACGCTGTTGGCGCGGTGACTATCACGCTGGCATCTGCGGGCACGGGCACCATCTTGGCTGGTGACGTCATTACGTTTGCCGGTGACACCAACCAGTACGTGGTCGCGTCGGGCGATGCTGATGTGAGCAACGGCGGCACCATCACCCTGGCTGCTCCGGGTCTGCGTCAAGCTATCGCGGCTTCGGCCACCAACATCACGGTCGTCGGCACCTCGGTGCGCAA